AAACAACGGAAGAACAAGGCCTTTGGCTGGTCAAGGATGAGGGTATCTACCTAATGTCACCAACCGAAAAAAGGTTTCGGGCGGTCGTCTACGCCAAGGGCTACAAGCCAACAAAAGCAAATCGTGACACGCTGTGGGATAAGACCCACGCCATTAGCGGCGACGATTTTGCGGAGTTCCTACCCTTATCCGAAGGGCAGGTTGCAAATATTTGCAAGGGTGGTTCAATCACCGTTTGGATAGAAGGGGAGCAATTGGAATATGCAGCGTAACGATGCAGGTTTCTACGGAAACGAAACAGTCAATTGCGATTCTTGTGGGGGGATGTTTGACCCCCACAATTCGCCGTGCGAATGGTTAGAAACCAAATTGGTTTGCGGCACGTGCTTCCACGGATACACGGAAGATGAACTGAACGAACGCCTAGAGTAGTTGACGGGGGAGCGGGGCCGGCCGTAAGCTGCCGGNGCCCGTACCTCGAGCGCGATTACCTCCCTGGTTGCTGCTCGGTAACTACCGGGTGCCCCGGCCGCCACCCTGGCCGGGGCTTTTTTATGCCCCGACCCCGACCGACCCGACCCCGACCGACCCGATAAACCCGACTTGACATCCTGGAAAATAATGGTAATATAGGACCGTCAACAACCAACAACGGGAAATCACCATGAAACCCAAGTTCACAAAATTCTTTTCGACTGATAGCGCGAAGGCTATCAAAGCCGACAAGTATGGATACCTAAACGCCATCAACTATATGGCTCCCCATACCACGGGCGGCGCCGGTAACTTGTGCCCGCACTCGAGCCAAGGTTGCCGCGACTTATGCCTTGGCATGTACAGCGGGCAAGCCGCAATGGTCTCCGACCTTGAACACGGAACCAACACGGTGCGCGAAAGCCGCAAAGCAAAGGCGCAGTTTTTTATGACCGACCGGAACGCGTTCATGGCCGAAATGGCGCACCATATCCGCGCAATGGTCCGGAAAGCGGAACGCGAAAACAAGAAGCTGGCCATTCGTCCGAACGGGTCAACGGACATTCCGTTTGAGCGGGTAAAAACGGACAATGGCCAAACGTTGCCGGAACGGTTCCCGGAAACGCAATTCATTGACTACACCAAAAACGCACGGCGCATTCTGGACCAGCGCAAGCCAGACAACTATCACTTGACCTTTAGCCTATCGGAAACGAACAAAGCCGACGCGGAAAAGGTACTCGCCGCGGGTCATAACGTGGCGGTAGTGTTTGGCCATGGCCAGCCTAAAACGTTCATGGGTTGCCCCGTCATCGACGGGACGGAACATGACTTGCGGCATTTGGACCCGTCGCCTGTCATTGTCGGGCTGGATCCGAAGGGCAAGAAAGCGAAAGCGGACGAAAGCGGCTTTGTAGTGCGGGGGTACTGATGACCAAATTCACAGCAAAAGATCGCGCTTGGCACGCACGCGAAATGTACCTACTCGAGCGGGACGGTCGAAGGGAGGTTCGGCCGTGCCCCCGTTGCGGGGGCAAACGAGACCCCGTCCGACACAATTACCGATCGATCGCGGACCATTACACGGAACAGGGAACCCCTGTCAGCGAAGCCCTGGTTGGCAACATGATTGAGGAATATGTCGCATACAGGGACCTGATAACGAAAGAACTCCAGAGTTCGGCGCCGGTTGTTGACACATAATGGCGCCGCGCCACCCGATGCATCGGGTGGCCGCCCCGACCGGCTTTTCCCCTTGAGCCGGTCGGGGTATTTTATTCGGCGGCAGATTGCCGCGGGCCACCGGCCCCGACACGACCCCGAACGATCTCGAGCAACGCATCGAAAAACCCCGACCCCGACCCGACCGGCCCCGACCAAAGGCACGGGACCATTGTCCCTGACCCGACCGACCCCGACCTAAGTCCGTGTTCCGCGAGGCCCCGACCTTGGCTACCGTCAAACAAATATAGGTTTGAGGAAGAGAGAGGGGCAACAAGGAAGAAACTTACGCCACCCGACTGAGAATACGCAAAATTCCAAGCAACTTGATGTGCTGAAACATTTACGCGGTTAGTCTTGGTTGTTTTGAGTTCTATCCAAAAAGCCAAACTTTCCGCGCATACATGAACGTCTGGGATACCTCCCCCAAACCTATTTTCAATCCTCGTGGTGTGCCAATGCTTTGGCATCTTTGCCCGAAGATTCTTCCACATCAGCGTTTCGGGATTCTGCGCCATCTATAACCTCATACTGGGCTTCTACAAAAACGCTTGGGTGGTTCTTCCTCAATTCTGAAAGCCTGTTCTCAATTTCGTCACGGCTCATGTTCTCAATGGCGTGGAAGTGGTTCGTCTCCCGTCGATCCGTTGTAAGGCCGCCCAAGGCAGATCTAGTCTTTTCCGCGTTGATAGCTGCGGAGAAATGACCGGCTTCTTCAGCACCTTCCGAGAGTTCGCGGAGCCTCTTCAACTGACCCATGAGGGTTACACCATACTTCCGTTCACGCTCCTCCCTGAGCTCTGAAACGTACTCGGCAACGTGCGGGAAGTATTTAGCGTTGAGCAGTTTGTGCGCTTGGATTTTCGCGATACCGTTCTTGTCAGAGTACCCGGCAAGACGCGCGCATTCCGCGTTTGAGTGCGTACCGTCCACGTAATGTCGGGCAAAGGTCTTTTGCCGATTGGTCAGCTTCCGCCCGTGAGCCTCTTCAATTTGCTCTGCTTTCACTTCCATTTTACGCTTCATCGAGGTCTCTCCCTATAACAAGCACTTTTCAAAATAACCCTGTTATTTCCCATGGTCAAATGGCCGTGCGGCTAGAAAAGTGTATAAAAAGGGTACCAAGTGTATAGTCTGTATAAAGAGTGTATTGACCTAAATTGAANATTATCAACCTGCTACAGGTAGAAAATACACCCATATACACTTATACACTTATTTTGGTCCAAAATTTATTTTTAAAAAACATTTTTCTCAAATCGCTGTATATAGGGAATAACTGTATTGACCATGGTCCATGTTTAAAGGTACTATGGTTATCCACAAAGAAAGAGATGGAGAAAGTGATGAGTAATCTTGTTGAGATCCAGCCTGTAAACTTTAACGTGTTGAACCTTTCGATCAAGAGTCGGTCGGGGTTGATCTGCAATGCGTATTCGGAAAAGGTCCGTAGGCAGATGCAGGATAAGCACGCGGGCATCAAGAAAGCGGTAAAGCGTGAGAAGCGTAAACCGCAGGAGGAGTATGAAGCCTGTTTTTATAAGCTCGAAGACGGTTCGTATGGTTTTCCTTGTAATGCTTTCAAGCAGGCGGCAATTCGTGCCAGCAAGATGGTTGACGGGATCACCATGACTGACGCTCGTCAGATGTTTTTCATTGAGGCTGATGGTCGTGATGTTGTTCGTCAAATCCCGTGCGTTCGTATTCACGGGGAGCCGATAATGCGGACGGATGAGGTCAAGGTCCAACAGGCCATGGACCTTCGGTATCGTCCTGAGTTCCCGCAATGGAGTGCTACCCTGACGATTGAATATGACGAGGACAACATTTCGGCGTCTTCGATTGCGTCTCTTTTGTATCGTGCGGGTTTGTCCGTTGGCATTGGTGAGTGGCGCCCTGAGAAGAACGGCGATTTTGGTCGTTTTGAATTGGGTGACGTTGCCATGGTCAGTGAGCTTTCGGAGGCGGCATAATGGTGTTGAAAAACTCTGTTTTATCCGATGAGTTAGACAGGATTGACCAGACAGAAACTGGTCTGACGCCAGAGGCGGTTGTTGAGGTCGCAAAGGACCCCAACAACCCGCTCCACTCATGGTTTGAGTGGGACGATGCCAAGGCGGGTCATCAGCATCGGATCAGTCAGGCGCGTGTTTTGATCAAGCGGGTAAAGATTGTTACGCCTTCGGGAAGCAGGACGCCCAAGTATGTTTCTGTTGAGATCAACGACAGCCCTGACCGTCGTTATGAGCCTTTGCAGCGTGTTGTGAAGGATCAGTCCAAGCTTGATTTTGTAATCGGTGAGGTTGTGGGCAGCGTCGATCAATTATCGGCGAAGCTTGAGGCTTTGTCTGAATTGAAGATGGACGCTTCTCAGGCTAATCGTGCGCGCAGTATGCGGGCCTTGTGCCGTGATTTGAAGAGTCACGGGGATTACCTGATCAGTCCTTAACTCGAGTCAGTCGCGGCTGGGCGAGGCGGGGCGGGGCAAGGTACGGCACCGCTAGGCAAGGCAAGGCAGTTTAGGCATGGCGCGGTGTGGCAACGCACAGCAAGGTCAGGCGGGGCCGGGCCGGGTTCGGCAACGCAAGGCAAGGCAGTTATGGCGAGGCAAGGTCCGGCCGGGCAAGTCAGTTTAGGCTAGGCGTGGCAGCGTGCGGCCTGGCGAGTCAGCGTGCGGCAAGGCAAGTCAGTTGCGGTATGGCAAGGCCGGGTAGGGCAAGGCCGGGCATGGCAAGGCAAGTCAGTCGTGGCGAAGCACGGCGCGGCACGGTTGGGCAACTCCGGGCATGGCAAGGCAATTCACATTTGACCGTGGTCCATGATTCATGCTACAATNCGCGAGAACTTAGAAAGGGAGAGTTATGAGAAACCAAGTTATTTCGTTGTATGACTACACGGGCGAGGCTTTACGCCCGTGGGCAGAGGCTGGGTATGAGTGTTTTGCGTATGACATTCAGCATTCNNCTTCCACCACCTCGATCCACCGTTCTGGCTCTATCACTTACGCGCACGCTGACCTGTACGACTTAGATACATTGCGTTGTTTACTGCATCGCCATGCGGACAGCGCTGTCTTCATGAGTGCGTTCCCGCCTTGTACGGACCTTGCGGCGTCTGGTGCGCGTTGGTGGTCCAAGAAGGCAAAGGCCAATCCGGATTTTCAGACGGAAGCGGCGAATCATGTTCTGTTAACTGATTGGTTTGCGGGGTCTTTGGGTTGCCCGTACTACATTGAGAACCCTGTGGGTGCGTTATCGCGTTTGTGGCACAAGCCTGATCACAGGTTTGACCCGTGCGATTTTGGTGGTTATTTGCCAGAGGACGATGTTCATCCGAAATGGCCTGACATTATTCCGCCGCGTGATGCGTACCGCAAGCGCACCTGTCTATGGACGGGTGGCGGGTTCAAGATGCCGATGCTTCGCAGTGTTCCGCACTTGTCTATTGCGTATGACAGGACNGATCCGACGAAGAGCAGGGTGTTTTCGCCTATTTTGGGCAAGACGGGCGGCAAGTCGTTAAGGACCAAGAACATCCGCAGTGCGACCCCGCGCGGCTTTGCCCGTGCGGTATTTCAATTCAACCGGCCGTCGCCTGTTCTGGTGGCGAGTGACAGGGAGGAAGAAAATGCCTAGGGAAATCTGTACCACGTGTTACGGGAACGGTTACGTTCGTAACGCGGATGACGATTCGGTGTCTGATTGTAACGTTTGTGACAATCAAGGAGAGGTTAATGTTACGAAACTTATGGAAGTTGGTGTCTCGCAAAGAGAACTGGGAGAGTAGGATGGGTTGGGAATATTTTGCTCTGGTGTTTTTGGGTGGCTTGTTGGCTGGCATGTTTCAGTGGCTTTAAAGACACTGGACCTATTTTCGGGAATCGGTGGCTTCGCGCGAGGGCTCGAGGCCACCGGCTTTTTTAGTACGACCTGTTTTGTAGAGCAGGATCCGTATTGCCAAGCGGTTCTGAAGCATCATTGGCCCGACGTTCCTGTTTTGGAGGATATTAGAAATGTCCAAGGACCCGACCTCCCGACCCGACCCGATGTTATTTGCGGAGGATTCCCTTGCCAGCCATTTTCCCACGCAGGAAAGCAACGAGCTCAAGACGACCCCCGCCACCTCTGGCCGGAAATGTTNAGACTTATCCGGGAATGCAGGCCCACTTGGGTTGTTGGAGAAAACGTTATTGGGCTCGTCCAACTGGGCTTGGACGAAGTACTCTCTGACTTGGAAAACGAAGGCTACGCCACAAGGACGTTTAATATTCCAGCTTGCGCGGTTGGCGCCCCGCACATCCGGCAGCGACTCTGGATTGTTGCACACGCCGACAGCGAAAGCGAACCAGATGGCGCCTTCGATGGCAACATCCGGCAGCGGCAACTGGGTTTCGACTTTGTGGCCGACGCCACGGACAACGGGCTTAGACGGCGGGAGCAACTCACGCAAGGCGGCAAAGGCAAGGGGCATGTGGCCGACGCCGACGCAGGACAGCGCCACGGAGCGGACGAAGGAGTACAGCCAGGGGGGAACGCCTTTGACGTTGGCGGTTCAGATGTTTCCGACGCCGGATGTGGGGGCGGCCAAGGGCCGTGGTCAGAAGTCGGCGGCCGAACGCCACAGGCTTGGTGGCAGTTTGAACCCGATGTGGGTCGCTTGGCTCATGGGGTACCCAATCGAGTATCTCAGTTGCGTGCCTTGGGAAACACGATCATCCCGCAAATCGCGGAAGAAATAGGGTATGCTATTGCCGCGGCTGAAGGAGCCGAATGACATGATAGTGGACGAGAAAGTCCGAATTGAAAAACTGCGGTTGGCTTTACAGGACATTGCCGACGTTTCGTCCCTTGGTTTGGAGGGTGGCACGTGCGTGCAATGGCTCGGCCGCACTGCCAGAGAAGCGCTTGAAGTAGACGATGAGGACCAGCAATGGGGTAATTGACACAAAAGCATTTAACGATTGCCCATGGTGCGGTGCAAACACGCGGTTGGCCTTTGTCCGCGGGCATTACCAATGTACGGCGTGTCACCGGCCGGTGTTGGATTGTTGTGACGGGGAGGTTGAGTATGAAGGTTCTTGCGACAGTGGCAGCGGTTCTTTTGATAGCGACCGCGGCGGAAGCAAAAAACCCTAAAGAGTGNNTNGCAGAGGCAATGTACTTCGAGGCACGGAACCAAGGTTGGCGCGGGATGCTGGCTGTGGGCGTGGTGATTCAGAACAGGGTTCGAGACACGCGATATCCGAACGACATCTGTGCTGTCGTGCGCCAAGGGCGTTATCGGAACGGTCGGCCGATCAAGCACAAGTGCCAGTTCAGCTATTACTGCGACGGCAAGCCAGAACAACCCACTGAAAAAGAACCATGGTCCACGGCTCTAGATCTGGCGGGCGTGCTTCTATCTGGTCATCTTGTGGTCGATGGTTTGGGAGACGCGACCCACTATCACACGACATCTGTCAGACCAAGCTGGTCCAGCAAACTTTCGTTTCGCCGCGTGATAGGGGATCATGTCTTTTATGCCCGTCCTTAATTGGGCATTTTAGAGTCGGTATCAAAATTCTCCAGTATATCCTCGAAATTAGTTTCGTCGAGGATCGCCAGAGTCATCGTCATCATACGGGATGCCGCATGTACCGCCCCTACAGGACCAAGGTCGTCTAGGGCAGTTTCGTAGGCTACGCGAAACAGGACGATTGTCCTTTCTAGGGAGGTCAATTCATTCTTCTCTCGAGCCAACGCACCGACCTTATGATAGAATCGGTCCAAGTCCTGCACCGTGGACATTAATCGATCTCCTTCCGGAACAAGTGCAACACCTGCGCGTCACTGGGCGTTCCCTCGCACGCTTCGACTAAGAAAGCGATTTGTTGCGCGGGCGACCGGTGGTTCTTATCTGCCATCTTCCACAGCTTCTCCCACGTGGGAATTGGAACGGCGACGGATTTATACTTTTTAATATCGGGCACTTACGATCTCCTCCATATGGTTGATTTCATCACAATCCTCCTTACACCCAGCTTTTCCATTTCTTGAGGTGTCTCCTCGCGAGAGGACCCAACACGTGCGCTTCCAGACCGAACCTGTTAGGCCCAAGCCTGCGGTGGAACGTCGCAATGATGAATCGATCACGCTTTTCGTTGATAATCTCTTGAACGCGGCGCGTCACAATGTTGTTGATGGTGTGGTTCCAGACGCCCAATGGTCCGCTGTACACGATAATCTTGTCGCCAGCCCGCGCCTTCGCCAACCATTCTAGAAACTGTTTGGGTTTTAGATATTCCATTTATCTCAACCATTCCTTCAGTTCTTCGCCCATCACCACGGATGCAATATCCATCTTGTTTCGCAGAGATTTAACGATCCGCTCATCGATGGTGTCTTCGGCAATTAGGTCGATGTAAGTCACGTGTTCCTTTTGACCGATGCGGTGCGCCCGATCTTCGGACTGCATTCGGACTGCCAAATCAAAACTGTTCGCAAAATAGACAACGGTTGTCGCGGCCGTCAGCGTAATGCCGTATCCACCCGTCTGCGGGTTACCCACGAAGAACCTGGCCTTTCCGTTTTGAAACCGCTCAATGGCCTCTGACCGTTGTTCGTCTGTGGTGTCACCAAAATAGGTAACGGTGGACTGCGGCCCATACCTTTTGGTAAGCGCGCTTGCGATACGTTTTATGTCGTACCGGAAGCGTGACCAGATAATCGCCTTGCCATCGGTCTCGTCCAAACAGGCAATCAATTCATTGATACGGTTGTCCTCAATCTCAATGATTTCACCACTATCCGATTTGGTGTGACCAGACAGAACTTGCTGCATACGCAGAAGCTGGGTCATGACGTTCGTTGCGGTCATGAACTCGTGGTCATTTATGTGCGCGAGCGCGTATTCCTTCANATCGTTGTAGATTCGCTTTTGGTCCGAGGACAGTTGCACACTGCGCTGCGAATAAATCTTGCTGGGCAGGTCTAGACACTCGTCCTTCATGACGCGGCTAGANAAATTTTTAAGAAGCACGGACAATTCTTCGAGGTTCCGATACCCAACAATCTGATCAAACGAATGCGTGCCAAGGTGTTTTCTTTGCCGGATGGCGTATCGATACTGGAACTGGTAAAAGTCCTCGCCGCAGTCGCCCAGAAGGTCGGGCGACATGAATCTACACTGCGCCCAAAGATCCATGGGCGATTGGGTCACGGGAAATCCCGTCAGGATTCTCCGGTAAGTCGCCAAACCCGATAGCTTAATCAACGCCTTGGTTCGTGAGGCCTTGGGCGATTTGATAGCAGTGGACTCATCTATCGCCAACAGTGCCTTGGACGCTTTCAGAACTGCCGCGAGGTATTGTTGCCCTTTTTTAGTGCTAAGAGCCTCAACGTTCATGACAAGTATGCGAAGACCTTCCCCCGCAGGTTGCATAAANCTAAATAGATTCTCCCGTAGCGCTTTTGTCGGGGTTGGTCGCCATATCAAAGTGGTCGCGTTGTTCGCGACCCTATCAGGCATGTGCGCGGGTATCTCAAGATTGGCCCAGTTGCGGTAAACGCCCTTCGGAGCCACGACAATAAACGTGTCTATCTTATTGTTTTCATATAACATGGTGGCCGTGTCGATGCAGACCTTGGACTTGCCGGTTCCCATCTCCATGAAAAAGGCCCAGTTGATCTTATCCCACGATGCGGATAAAACTTCCTCCTGATGGAGGTATGGCTTGGTTTTAAACGAATAAATCATGGAATAACTATACTATCCCAAATTAAGTGTTGCAACCATAAAAATTATGGACTAAGAATGGGGTCCAGAAAGAGAGAATTTTGATGCCAACAGTTTTTGTGACCCAAGAAAACCCCCGCGTTAACGTTTTACCCGCTGCAAAGTGGGGTGATCTTGAGACTCTCACCAATCCTTATGACCAATTGCACATTAACCCTTCNAGGTTGGTGTCNCAGATTCGTCGCAACCTTCACGGGTTGACCGAGGACGATTGGCTGTTGGCTATGGGCGACCCCGCCATAATTGGCGTGTCGTTTGCTATCGCAGCGGAAATCAACCAAGGCCGGGTAAACATTTTGAAGTGGGATCGTATGGAGAAAACATACTATCCCGTCAAAGTACAATTGCGCGGCGGCGGTATTGAAGACCTTAAAACCTGACGAGGAGATACGTTGATGAGTGAAAGAGAACTATGGAACGAGATCGAGATCGACGCAAACGCNTTCAAGGATTTGACAACACAGAACGGNACTGAACTATCGGGACTAATCAAGACAACGACAACAATNATGAACGACCTCAAAGCCGCGGAAGCTGAAGTTAAGCGGTTGAAGGTTGAGCGGGATCGTTATGTGTATGATCTGATNCCGGCCAAAATGAACGANACCGGCTTGTCGAANGTNGAGGTCGATGGCAATCAGGTCACGCTTCAGCAGTTCGTAAGCGGAACGATGCCAAAAGACCCCATGCAGCGGGAGATAGCTTTTGCTCATCTGCGCGATATCGGGGCTGGCGACTTTATTAAAAACGAAATNAGCATTCGTTTCGGTTTGTCCGAGGACAACACGGCTAAATCCGTGCAGGCCGACTTGGATGAGCGGGGGTTTGACACGGCGTCAAAGGTCTGGGTTGAGCCCAGCACCCTAAAGAAGCTGATAAAAGACCGAATTGAGGATGGTCGGGAGATCGATCTGGAAATTTTCAACGGTTACGTTGGAACAATTGCGAAAATCAAGGGAGTATAGAAAGATGGCTAAAACAGCAAAGTTACCCGTGGGTTTGGAAGACGCTTTTGCGGAAGACGCGGGGGTTGGTTTCGAGGAGGTAACCTCCGCCGATTTGCAGATACCGTTTCTTCGTATCTTGCAGGCACTGTCGCCTCAACTCAAAAAGTCGGATGCGGCCTTCATCGAAGGTGCCGGTCAGGGCGATATCTTCAACACCGTCACCAACAAGGTTTGGGATGGTAGCGAGGGGGTGGTCGTGATCCCCGTCTATTTTGAGATGAAATTTCTCGAATTTGTTCCGCGCACCCAAGGTGGTGGGTTTGTTGGCGAGTTGGCCGCCGACAGCGACGAGGTTAGGACCGCGTATAGGGACAGCGACACTAACCTTGAACTTTTGCACAATGGCAACGAGCTCGTGCGCTCCGCGCAGCACTACGTGAAGATTGTGCATGAAGACGGCAACCTTGAGAACGCCATTGTTGACATGAAAAAGACACAATTGAAAAGGAGTCGGTTGTGGGTGTCGATGATGATGATGCAGAAGCACAACGGCAGCACGTTGCCGTCGTTTGCGAACACGTATCGTCTCAAGTCTGTTGAGGATGGCAATGACAAGGGTTCTTGGGGATCTTGGTCGATTGCCTTGGAAGGGCGCGTTCCATCTCTTGAAGCGTACAAGGACGC